CCCGGGCGCTGGCTGCGCGTGATGCCTGCCGCTGCGCCCTGGAGGTCCGCCAATGATCCGCCGCCTGCTGAGCGACCGCGACAACCGCGTCGCCGCCTACGTGGTGGCCGGCCTGCTAACCGCGCTGATCTTCGGCTATGGCGAGCGCCAGCAGACCGACGCCAAGTCCACCCCCTACCCCACCTGCGAAGGCTGCGGCAAGACCGTCGTGGCCGCGCGCGAACAGCCATGAAAGCCGAAGACTTCTATGCCCCCGGCCTTCCCGATCAATTCCTGCGTGCCCACCGCGGCCGCTCTGTAGCACTCGCAGCAATCGACCAATCAGGAGCAATCAATGAGCACCGTAACCATGATCCTCGGGCAGTCGGGCACAGGCAAGTCCACCAGCCTGCGCAACCTCGACCCGTCGCAAACCCTGCTGATCCAGGCCATCAAGAAGCCATTACCGTTCAAGAGCGGTAGCTGGAAGCCGGTCACGAAGGACAACCCGGCCGGCAGCATCTTCGTCTGCGACTCTGCCGCCACGATAGTGGGCGCCATGAAGCGCACCAAGCGCCCGATCATCGTCATCGACGACTTCCAGTACGTCATGGCCAACGAGTTCATGCGCCGCAGCGCCGAGAAGGGCTTCGAGAAGTTCACCGAGATTGGCCGCAACGCCTGGGACATTCTGGTCGAAGCCGCGCGCCTTCCCGACGAAGTGCGTGTCTACGTCCTTTCGCACGTCGAAACCACCGATGACGGGCGCACCAAGATCAAGACGATCGGAAAGATGCTGGACGAGAAGATCACCCTCGAAGGCATGGTTTCGATCGTCCTGAAGACCGTCGTGCAGGACGGCCAGTACCACTTCGCCACTCGCAACAACGGCAGCGACACCGTCAAAACGCCCATGGGCATGTTCGACGCCGACATGGTCGAGAACGACCTGGCCGCCGTCGACACCGCCATCTACCAGTACTACGGCCTCACCGAAGCCGCCTAACAAGGAGCAACCATGTACGCACTCGATCCCGCAGCCGCGAAGGCGGCCGAATCCACCGGTAGCCGTATCGCCGAGAAGGGCAAATTCAAAGGCAAGTTCACCCGCGCCCAGCACATCGTTTCCGAGAACACCGGCACGCTCGGCATTGACTTCGACTTCGTCGCCGATGGCGGCCAGAAGGCGCGCTTCTCCATCTACACCAAGCGAGAGGACGGCACTCCGGTCTACGGCTTCAAACAACTGTCGGCCATCATGGCCTGCCTGGCGCTGCGCAACCTCGACAACCCAAAGGACACGCCCGCGAAGGTCTACGACTTCGACCAACAGCGCGAAGTGGAAGTCGTTGTGCCCCAGTTCACCGAGCTGCTGGGCAAGCCGGTGGGCCTGCTGTTCACCATGGAAGAGTACAAGCCCGGCAAGTGGCGGCCGAACTTGGCCGGCGCCTTCCAGGCCAGCACCGAGCTGGTCGCGTCCGAAATCCTGGACCGCAAGACCCAGCCGCTGCAACTGGCCAAGATGGTCCAGGCCCTGCGCGACAAGCCGCTGCGCGCCGGCGGCGGCTCCCTCGAAGACGGCAACCGCGCCGCGGCCGCCGCCAGCTCCGACCCTTCGGACGACATCCCCTTCTAGGAAGCGCCATGAACATGCCCCTCTACACGCTCGCCCAGGAATATCGCGCTCTCGCCGTGCGCCTGGCCGAAGGCGACTTCGACGAGAAGGCCATCGCCGACACCATGGAAGCCAGCGGCCTGCCGGAGCAGATCGGCGAGAAGGCCCAGGGCTGCGAGATGGTCGCGCGCACCTTCGAGGCCGACATCCCGGCGATCGATGCCGAGATCAAGCGCCTGCAGGACCTGAAGAAGGCACGTCAGGCCCGCGCCGATGCGCTGCGCGACTACCTGCTGCGCAACATGATCGCCGGCGACATCCAGGTGATCGAGTGCCCGCTGTTCCGCATCAGCATCGCCAAGAACCCGCCAGCGGTCGAAGTGTTCGACGAGAAGCAGGTCCCCGCCGACTACTTCACCAGCCCGCCGGCGCCGCCGCCCGTCCTCGACAAGAAGCTGATCGCACAGGCGCTGAAAGACAACCACGACGTCCCGGGCGCGCGCCTGCGCCAGGGCGTTCGTCTGGCGATCCGCTAACCCTTCCCCAGCAACACAACCTACGGAGCAATCTCCCATGTTCAGCATTGAAGAGCAAGAGTGCCGCATGCACTTCATTTCCCGGACCAACAAGCACGGCAACGAGCGCGTGCCGGCCGCCACGCTGCAGCTGGTGTACCGCAGCAGCAACGACGTGCTGTCGGAATTCAACTCCGACCTGAAGGCGTCTCTGTACCATCGGCCCCATAACGACGAGGGCGACATGGCCGACCAGGCGGACACGCGCCTGGATGACCCCGGTTATCTGCCCTGCCTGAAGTACCCGAACATGAAAAGCAAGGTGTCGCTGGCGGACAAGCTCGTCGGCGCCACCGTGATCGTGCACCACGGCATCGGCGGCCAGTCCGACCTGGTGCTGGGCGATTGCACGGTCGACAAGTTCCAGTTCGATCCGCAGGAAGGCGGCACGGTGGTGGTGTCGCTGAACGTGGCCTGCATGCCCTCCAACGGGCAGGCCGGCGAACTCCACGGCAAGCAGGACCAGGACGTGGTCATCACCATCACGCCGCCCGACACCGGCGAAGGCCCAGCCCTGTTCTAACCCCCACGGCCGGCGCGGCGCTGCCCGCCGGCCACCATACACAGAGAACGACGATGACCGACAAGATCACCATCCTCGAGCACGAGGGCACGTCCTACATCCGCAAAGGCTACCACTCCATGGACCCGGATCGCTTGCTGGTGAACGGCCAGGCTGGGCGCGCTCAAAGCTGCCCAGGCAATGCCAACTGGCTCATGGTCCAGGGTGGTGTCGAAACGCTGGCGATAATCCCGGCCCCGGGCATGGAGGTGGTCGGCTGGAGTTTGAAGCCCGAATACCGCGAGGTCACGACGTTCCCGCCCGAGCTGGGCGCGGATGCCTTCCGTTATGAGTACGACGAAGACGAAGAGGACCACTACATCCCCACCGACCCGACTGCGGTCTACAAATCGGTCTTCTACGAGAAGAAGTTGCAGCAGGTGCAGCTCGAACCGCAGCCGCTCGAGTTCATCGTCATTGACCATGACTGCGCGCCGAAGGCCAGGCCGGAAGACGTCAAGGTTGAATTTCCCGCCAGCCTGCGCGAATACCCCGAGACATGGCATAAGCATCCGGTGTTCATCGACGGGAGCGCGCTTTTCGGACGCGCGGCGACCGCCTTGGTAGAAGCCGCGCGCGAGCGAAGCGGCGACTTCTTCGTGACTGACCACCGCAATATCGGAACGGTCACCCTCATGGGCTACATGCACCACGAGCCGAAGCAAAGCGAGTACAAGGTGGGCCGCCGGACCGTGCGCCGCACGCTGACCAAATCCGAGTTCAAGATCATGGAACTCGCTTCTGGCACGTCCAGCTACGCGAAGAGCGCGGACATCGTCGCCCGTGGCCTGTCCGGTAGCAATTGGACCGACCTGGAATCCAAGATCAACGGCTTCATCGACCTGGTGCTGTCGTACATCAAGCCCGGCAGCGTGCGCGTGTGCGAGTGCTGCAAGGGCGACGGCTACATCGTGACGGTGAAGCCATGAACCCCTCCATGAACCGCCAGCAGCGCCGCATGCTCGAAAAGCAGCAGGCCCGCGTGCGCGCCACTCGCAGGCGGGCCGGGCGGTCCGGCCTGCCGATGCTGATCAAGGCCCAGCAGAGCGGCCAGGGCGCGGGGAGCAAATCATGAACTGGCTGCACTTCGCCATTGGCTTCGGTGTCGGCTGCGCTTACTGCTCGGCTGTCACCTTTATCAAGGCTTACCTCGACCGGCGAGACGAATTGCGCCGGCAGGGCGCGGGGAGGTGAGCATGGACGTTGCCGCGCTCTTCGTGGAGACGGGCGGCGCCTACTTCGGCGTGCCTGGCGTAGACCCGTGGGACGAACCGCGGGATGCGCGCCTGTACAC